TCTCCGCCCCGGCTCGCGCGCCTACTTCGACGCGTTGCTCGCTGAAATGAAGCCTTATTGGGATGCGGACTCCGCCTACAGGGCTCGCACGATCAGCGGAATGGGCGTGCTCAACGCCACGACCACTCTCAATCAACTCGGTAAAGAAGCGGCGCGCACCACGCCACCGAGCCTCAGTGAGATCACTGCGGTCGAGGTAACTGTTTGGGATAATTGGGCGCACACTGGCGGGAAGAGGCCCAGCGAGCGCAAAAAGGAGGCCAATTACGATAAGCAGCGCTGGAAGGTAGAGGTCGAGATATTCAACGCCCCCGAAGGATCGCCGATCTTCGGCGGGGGCAACGCTGCGCCCAACTCCATCTACCGAGGCACCGCCATCGCAATGGAGCCCGACCCGCTGATGAAGTATGTCAACGACAAGCGTGAGGGCAAGAAAATCAAGACTGCGTGGAAGGACGATCCCGATCTGAGCATCTGGGCTGACGAACTCGACGAGCTTGCCACGCAACGATCGGATATCCATTTAGGGCCACTGGTTTGGACGGCGAACAAGAGAGTATTCAGCCGAGGCATGGGTGTGATCGTCGAGAATATCGGCACCAAGCAAATGCGTGTGACCGTGCTTTACCCAGACGGTCACCACCGGTTCAGTCGGTGGACTTCGAAGGCGACCGGCGGCAGGGAAATCAAATCGGCTGACGGCAACTCGACGGCGGTACAGTGCCGTGCGAGTAACCGGCCCGATCTCACTACTTGGCGGACGGCAAAATTGGGTTAGCTACTGTGCTGTGAAGAAGTCGAGCCCGAAGGATGTCGGGTTTTATAGCTACCTTCTTTAAGAAGAATCACTTGCCTAAAGAAAGGTAGCTATAAAACCCGACATTTGTCGGGAAGTAGGTCGCCCCGCATCAATGAGGTGTCGATCTCAGAGTAGCTAAAGCGGATTTTCAGCAGGAAGACCAGCCTCGTTTCACTCGACTGGCGAGGCTTGCGCGTTGGAAAAATATTGGGGTCGGCGCGGGTGATTAAATACCGGCATGACCACACCCATTTCACTCGCAGACTGCCCCGGCCTCATCGACCTCATGCTGACCGGTGACGAACTCGGCCCAAACTTCACCCTCAACGGGGAGCCCTGCGCGGTCAGGCGCGTCGATGACATTGCCGTCCTTGAAGTCCTCAACTCTGACTTCGGATTCGGCCTGATCGTGCCGGGGTGGGATGTCGGGGAGCACGGGCAGCCCGCCTACATCGTCGTCGCCGGTGAGGCACACCTCTGCATGCAGTGGCTTCCCATCGACCGCGACGAGAAGGGGGTGATCATCACCCAACTACCGCTGAGCCCGAGCGACAGACTGCTCTGCAACCTGTCGATCTGATCGACCTCACTGAGCCCCGCGCGGACCATATGGGTAAAATCACACGAGGTGTCCCAAGCCCCCCGGATTCCCGCCTCATTAGAATAAGTTCGACAAATCTGAGACTTGTGAGAGGCTACATCTAAGGACCAATTGAGACAGGAAGCGCCGATGCTGGTTGGATACGGTCGAGTGAGCAGTTCGGGGCAGTCGCTCGACATCCAGAATGAAGCTTTGCTGGCAGCCGGGTGCGAGAAGGTCTTCGCGGAGAAGGTCAGCGGGCGCTCGACCCAAGATCGTGAGCAACTCGCCATGGCGTTGGACTTCGTGCGCGAAGGCGACACGCTCGTCGTCACCCGGCTCGACCGGCTCGCCCGCAGTGTCGGCGACCTCCACCGGATCATCGAACGACTCACTGAGAAGAAGGTCGCTTTCAAGTGCTTGGCTCAGGCCGGAGTCGATACCGACACCTCGACCGGGCGGTTGATGCTCGCCGTACTGGGGGCGGTTGCGGCCTTCGAGGCGGACATCCGTGCCGAGAGGCAGCGCGAAGGCGTCCAGAAGGCGAAGCTCGCGGGTAAGTATCGTGGCAGGCCCGCCAGTATCGACCCGGCGCGCGTGAAGGAGCTTCACTCGACCGGCATGGGGGCGGCTCAGATCGCCCGCGAGATGAACATCGGTCGGGCCAGCGTTTACCGGGCGCTCGCCGCAGTTACCGAGACCACCTGACCAGAGTCCCGGCTACATGAGCGCTCAGGCTGAGGCGGTATCCTTGCCGACCTCAGCACGGGGCTGGCCTTCCCGGCGATCAAGCGCCTCTTCAAGCAACAAGCGAATGAAATCACCCTGACGCATCTCACCGCGCAGCGCGTCGATACGCGCCTTCGTGCCCTCTCGCGCACGGAAGTGAATCGCTTCGTCAAAGATTTTGGGCTTCGTCACATAACATCGAATAGCGGTATCGCTTTCTATCATCCAGCCCTCATCGACACGAAGATTGACGCCCATAAGTGATACCGCTTATCTTAAGCGATACCGTTTATGAAAGGCAAGGCATGGCCGACGAACCCCACCTCAATCTGTCCGATGACATGATCCGCGAACTCGCTCAGCGACTTGCCGCCCACCTGCGCGAAGAACTCGGAGACCGCCTGATCCCCTTCCAAGAGGCATACGACGCCGCTCGCGATCTTGAACGCCAACCCCAAAAGATCACCGACAGCATTGAGGGATAAGACCTTGGAGCGGGCTTCGCTGCCCGTGATGGTTAGTGTTCGGCTCATGCCCGCCGTGGCCGCGCTTCATGAGGTCGATATCCAACCGGGCGACCCCAACGCCGATACCGGAATCAATCGGACCGCCGTCCGCTTCCCTGAACCGTTCAATGAGGACGGCCACCCCACCAATGCGTGCCGCGCCTTCGTCACTGAGACCGTCCGTCAGGTCAGCCTTCGGGATCGTCGAAAGCGATGGATCAGTTGGCCTGACCGCAGCACAACATCGTTCACCGTCGATGATGTGCTGCCGGTCGTAAGACCGCCCCCGACATGATCCCGGTCAGTGGTTGTGCAGCCACTCGACGAACTCTTCACCGCTCATCCGTCGCGACGGTTCCGCCGCCCCGGCTTGCTCGATCATCTCGATGAAGTCTTCGGACATCTCACCCCGGCAAATCGGGCACAGACGGTCGTCATGACCGTCTCCACATCGTTCAGCGAAAGCATCGTCCATGACCTATCCCCCCGACCTCAATGACGACCATGACAGCCCTGACGAACAAGCCGATCCGCCAGTCGTTGGGGTGACCCTGCTCGCTCCTCGCGGGGCATCCACTTTCCTCATGATTTTCTCGCATTTTCAAGCGTTTGATCGTCTGGAATGGCTACCTTTTTTGTCTGGTTAGCCATCACCTTGCCCATAGCAGCATCTGCCCGCGCAGCGTTCCCCGAGTCGCCCGCATACCGGCGATACTCCTTGATGGTCTTGTGCCCGGTGATCGCCATCCCTTCCTCATCAGTGCACCCCGATTCGCGACATCGGCGAGCAGCGGACTTCCGCAAGCCGTGAGGTGAGCAATGGGGAATGCCCGCAACGCGGCAGGCGTCCTTGATAAGGTTGTAGAAGCCCTTCTCCGTGAAAGGCTCTCCTCGGTTACTTTCGAGCAGCGTACCCATCCCTAAGGGGCCAGCCTGAAGCGCTTCTCTCAGCGGTTCCACAATCGGCACATCGACGGCATTCCCCGTTTTGCGCTGATCGATCGGAATGCGTCCCTTAGCGATGGTTTCTGGCGTAAGTAGCCGAACATCGCCGCTGCGCTGCGCCGTGAACAGCAAGAGTGCGAAGGCAAGCCTCGGCTTCGTCCCGAGAGGATGCCTCGCCTCGTAGGCCTCCAGCTCCTCTTCGGTCCATCGATGGTAGCCCTTGCTCGTAGAGGCAGGCGCATCCGTATCCGGCACCGGATCGAAGTAGGCTGGCACCAGCTTTTCGCGCCTAGCAATCTTGAATAGCTGGCGTAGCAGCTTCCGCAGGCGGGCGGCCGCGTGCGGCCGATCGCGCATGCCGTTCATCAGCTTGGCGATTCGGGCGGCATCAAATCGGTCCATGGGGAAGCTGCCGAAATTGCTGCGGAACCCCTCCAGAACGCCGCGATAGACTTTCTGGGTTGCAGGAGCGAGATCGAGGAATTTGTTGTCGCGATAATAGCGCACGATAACGTCGGAAACGCTGCCCCGCTCTATGCGATCTTCACCGATGACAATCGGTTCCCGTTCCAGGCAAGAGGCATACTCGCGTTCGAAATCCTTCGTCCCGAAAGGCGCCTTGAAATAGTGCGTCGGGTATCCTTTCCGACGAAAACGCCAGCGCCACTTTCCGTGACGATCACGGAAGCGCGAGGCGTAAGGCAACCGCTTCATTTTCCGAGATACCTATCCATCGCGGCGTCAAGTTCATCGCCAGCTTCTGAAATCGGTGAACCTGCCGGCGCGATGGTGAAGCTGAACTTGCCCAAGGGATCAATCTGCCCCTGAAATGTCACGCCCTCGTCGCGCACTACACGTGCCATACGGCGTAACTCATCCAGTCGAACTATGGCCCGGCGCGACATTAGACTCTCAGGTTCCGAAGGGGGTTAAGAAGGCTGTCCTCGCCGTCAGCAGCAACGATCTTGTCGCGATTATCGAACGCAACGCTGACGCGTGCGAGCACGGCAAGTTTCAGGCGATTAGGCGCTGGGGTAGTTCTGTCCCAAGCGTCCGCGACGGCCATTACTGCCTCGCTGGCGGCCTCAATCAACATGATGATGATTTCATCCTCATGGTCCGAGTCGACGCGGATGTAGAGCTTCGCCTCTTCCAAGGTCACGATCTCTGTCATTGCGTCGCACTCCTCGGGTTCCAGCCTTCGAGCTGGCGCACCTCATCGGGGTCAAGCACCTTCGTCTCAATCGCGATCTTGTGAGCATTCCAGCGCGTCTGCGGATCGCCGCGCAGGAAGCCGGACAGGTCCAACTCCATTTCGTACCCGCCGCTCGACGGGAACACGCTGCGGGCGAACTCCGCCTCGATCTTGCGTGCCCAAGGCGCGAGGGTGAACATTGCGAACCAACGGCCAGCGGTCTCGCTGTTGGTGAAGGTGTTGTGCGAGTAATCCTGCACGAGAGGCGGCGGCACCTGGAACAGGCGGCAGATTTCCTCGACACCGAATTTACGCGATTCCAGCAGTTCCGCGTCCTCGGGCGAAATCTGCGCCTGGACCCACTCCATTCCGAGATCCAGAACACCTACGCGGCCCGCGTTCGCTGCACCGGAGTAACGCTCGTTCATCTGTGCGCGAAGCATCTCCACCTGTTCCAGCGTCAGCTTCTGTGCCGATTTGATGAAGCCGCTCGGCTGCGCGCTGTTCTCGACGAACTTGCGGGCGAAAGTGTTAACCGCCTGCACGGTGGTCATCGTGTCCGCTGCGCGTGCCAAGCGGGAAATGCCGATACCGTTGCCGTCTGTGCGGTCGCGGAGATGCACAACCTCATCTTGAAGTAGTCGGCGCGATCGGCCGCGCCCATCGCTTACGTCGTAGGCAAGGCGACCACTCGCAAGCTCGGATACCGTCACCATGCCCCACGGCGTGTACCGGAAGCCGACAAGGCCACCGTTCCCGTTGCGGAGGATCTCTGCAAGGCCGTTCCCCGTAAGGAGCGCGGACGCAACCAGGTGCTCCACGAAGTCGGGCCACGTCATGGCCTCGTTCACGCCCTGGCGCGTAATCCGATAGAGCGGATGCCCCATGGCCTCGACACGGCTTTCACCTTCGCGGCGATATACCAGCGCCGGGATGCTTGCGAGGCTGGTAGCGATCACGGTCGAGCAGGCGAGCACGGCCGAAAGGTTTTCAGCGGCGCGGGCGGACAATCCGCTATGATAGCCGATGCCAGGTGAAATCGCGGTCCATGACGGGTCAGTGCGATCGTCGCGCCGTTCAAATCCAGCCCAGTGAGCCATGCGGTCGAGCAGCTTCATGCGCGCAGCTCCGAAAGTGTGATCTCGCGGAGCAGCTCGATACGTGCCGACCTGGCGACCTGGCGACTGCGCAACGCGAGTGAGGTGTCGGGATAAGCGGGAAAGGCCGACACGACGCTGATTTCCTTGAGGTCCAGCATCAGCAGTGTGCGGCGTTCGCCTACCCACTTGTCGCCGCCCTTGGGCACAAGGAAACCGAAGCTCATGCCCCCAAGGTCATTGCGCTGGGCCAGCTCCAGCACGTCGCGTCCTGCCTGCGTCTCGGGAAGGTCGAGCGAGAACGCGAGGCCCTTAGCGTCTTCGGAAAGACGCAAAGTGCCCGACCGAGTACGGCCGAGCACCTTGCCGGGATCGTGATCGAACAGGGCGAGCACGTCGCCCCCGATCGCGCTTCGGAACGCGCCGGGTGCGATCGTCTCGGTAATCGAGCCAATGCGCGCTTCAGCGCCGAACGTCGCGGCATAGCCTTCGAGGCGGCGGCCATCGGCCCGTACCTCGGTGAAGGTGCGCCGCTCCAGCGTGATCGAGGGCGCAGCCATCAGACGTTCCCCGGAACGCCGGAGGCGGTGACGAAGGACGCGGGGCGACGAACACCGAAGTCCACAGTCGCCATGGCTCGAACAAGGATGTTGCCCTTGCTGTAGGCCGATTCGGCGTAGGGGTTCACTAGAATGTCGAGCTGACTCCAGACCCCGACCAGAAAGTCCCGCCAGTCTCCATAGATCAGCGCGTGTTCGTCAGTTCCGGCGCCGAGGTTGCCCGGTGCCTGGTTGGTGAAGAACGCGCGTTCATCGTGGAACGTCTCGCTCAACGGGATGGCGCGCCCGTTCTCGTCACGCAGCTTGATCGCCGCTGCCTTGACGCCGTTAGTGGAGAGGAACGCCCGATTGGCTTCCACGTTTGCAAGATCCGCGATGGAAATCATGTCGGCAGTCGTGGTGAACAGGTCCGTCGCGTAAGGCACTTCCTCGATGTCGTCATCGTTGAGAATGCCGCGCGGCACTGCACCCGTGCCACTGCCATTGATTGCCGCTCGGTCGATCTCCAGAGCGATGTTGCGCGAAAGCATCTGCCGAATGATGCCCTCGACAGCGGGAGACGACTGCATGACGAGCTGGCGCGACATTTCGGTGATCGCACCGACGTGATGCGGTGTCAGCGTCAGGCTGTCGAAAGTGGCATCGCCAGTCGGCAGGGCATTATTCTCGGCAACCCAGCCCACAGCGGGCGATCCCACCTCGCGAGGAATTTCGACGTTGCCGGTCAGGCCGGTCAAAATCGTCGCACCCATCGCCTGGAGGGCAGTGCCTGCCGTCAGGGCGGAGGTGAACAGGTCGGGGCGAAAATCGGTCGGCACGATCGCGTCACTGTTTCCCGTGGTCTGTGCGCGGCGCTCCAGGCCGAAGCATTCGAGCGGTGCGAAGAAGCCCTTGGCCACTCGACCGGCGCGCTTCGAAAGCTCTGCCTGCAACTCGATTTCGCGACCAGCGTCGACAGAAGGGTCGATCTGGTGCGCGATCATGCGAGCGAGCGAGAAACTACGCAGCTCGGTGGCAAGGCGTTCGTCACCCTGTCCCGAAATCACCGTGCCCGCCTCGCGACGTTCGGCATCATCCAGCATTTCGGCCCGGGTGATCTGAGGCTTGAGCGCGTCGTATTCGGAACGCAGCTCCATAACGCGATCGTCGGACACATCGTCCTTGGCAAGCTCGGCCGTGATCGCGTTGCGGCGTTCGAGAAGGTCTTTCAGCTTCGGCATGATGCCGTCCTTTCATGTAGGCCGGGAGCCGAAGCCCCCGGCCTGGTGAGAGCCGACTGTCTCGCGACGTTGGCAAAAGTCATTCTGACGCCTCCAAAGGCGCGGCGTATCCTGCGAGCACCTGTCCGATTTCGATCAGGTCGCTCTTCCATAGGCTGGGTACTTCGCGAAAACCGGCGCGGTAACGCCGCCACGCTGCGCGAAGCTCGGGCGTGAGCTGGGCGTTGTTCGCCAGCGAAGCGCCGTACTCCGGGTGGAGAAATCGATAGGTTTCCTGACGTTCGAACACCGGTTCAGCGTCTTCGTCTTCGCCTTGATCTTCGGCCCACTGTCCGATGTGGATTTCGGCCGAACACGTGTCGCGATAGATCGAAATCGAGAACTCGAAGCGGTCGAAGAACGGGTTGAACTCGCCGGGAGTGGCCTCATTTCCGCAGTATGCCAGCACCAGCGCAAAGGCGTCCTCGAAAGATTCTGCCGAGCGCCCGCCGATCGTAACCGGCTGATCGTTTAAGCTGCGGAACCCGCCGAACAGCTTCACGCCTTCCGCCGCCTCGTGATGCTTCACGCGCAGCATCATGGCGATGAGCAGACGTGCGGCCTCAAGCGGTGTGGCATCAGGGGCATTAACCCCGCGAGGCCCGGAACGGATCAGCGCGGCATCGTCAGCCCGCAGCGCTTTCGCGATCTGCGACACGCGGGACGGCTCAAAATTGAACCGCTCCGCGAAATCGTCAGTGAGCTGGGAAATGCGTGGCATAATCTCTATCGTCGAAAATCTTCGTTAGCGTCTATCAGCGATTTTCGACATTGGCAAGCCCGGTGATTTCAAGACCTGCCATTCGCTCTAGATCCCAAGTGATCATCTGCGCGAGATTGTCGGTCGCGCCTGGCAGTGGGTAGCTGCGGGGATCATCGGTGATCGACAGCTTCGCGAGGACGGCGGCTGCGGAGTAGGCGGGAAGAAGGCACATTTCGGTTTCGACGGCGCCGATGCGCTCCATCCAGCGATCCCAGTTTTCCCAAGACTCGTCCTGGTCTGCTGCGAACTCCGCATTCAGGATTTGAAGCCTGCGGTGCGCATCCCAAAATTTAGCTGAATTCTTCTCCCGCGCCTCGCGAGCGCGCCGCCTGATCGCTGACTCAGTTCCGATCGCGGGCGCGGTCGCGGCAGCAACGGCGGCCGGGGCGAGCGCGACGGCCGCAACGGTGGCGGTGGCGCGAGCTGCGCCAGAAAAAATCTGGCGCCTGGACATTTCGGGCGAAAATCCGGTTGGCACGAGATCGCGCCCGCCGGTAAGGGCAGCAGCAGCCATGATCGTCTCCACATAAGACGGTTGAGGTTAGGGCCGGGCGGTTGTTGGTAGCTTCCGCTCGGCTCGCCATTCTGTTATCAGAACCGAATGAGCAGCGCAAGTTCTGTTAACAGAAGTCCGAAACGTCCCGGCCAATCCGGTACAATGATCGGCGTTCGTCTCCAGCCTCACCAGCTCGCCCAGCTTGACGCATGGATTGCCGATCATCGCGACAAGCCATCGCGCCCGGAGGCCATCCGACAGATTATGGATGCATTCCTGAATGTCTGACGCTCCAGGCAAGCGCGAAAAGCGGGTGTTGGATTTGCTCTCTTTTGGAGATCCGAAACCGGCTAGCGAATTTCCAAACGTGGGAGAAACAACCCTTGTGGCTATGGCGGTCAAGGGCTGGATCACTCATTCCCGCCGCGAACGAGATGGACGAACGGTTTTCGCGATAACTGATACGGGTCGAACGGTCCTAAACAGCCAGCGCTCGCGGCAACACAAAATTTCTCAAGAGGATGTGTAAGATGAGCTTGTTCGAAGTCGGCAAGAAATATTTTATTGAGCGCGGCCCCGTCGATGGATGCACCACCGAGACAATTTCAGTTGTTGCGATAGATGGCGACTGGATAAAGGTCACAGATCGAGATGGCCGCAATGAACACATGATCAATTGCGCTTCTCCATACATTTTTACTGCAAAGGACGTGACCGATCTTGATCATCGTGCTGCAAAGAGCACGATAATGTTTTTCGGCGATGATGACTAATCAAAGCCATACTATACCTGAGCCGCGATAAGCACTTTCGCCTTCATCGCGGCTCGCCAGCCCAACAGCCATGATCGCCGCCACCACAGGATCGATACGATCGATCGAGCGGTTCTTGCTGGGCTTCCGCGCCCCTGCTGGATCCATTTCGTAAACGAGGTTGCCCGCCGCCCAGCGCAGCACGGGATGCATTCCGTGCTGCAGCTTGCCTTCCAGCATCGCAATCTCGAAGGCGTCCACAGCCGGTCCCTGATCCCTATAGCCCTGTCCCCAATCCACCAGAGGCAAGTCTATGCCATCGTGGTTCAGGATGGACCGCAGATCGGCCATGCCCCAACGGTCGAACGCGATTCCGCGCAGATCGTAGCGTTCCCGCGCCTCAGCCAGTCGGGTGGCAATGAACCGCTTGTCGATCGCCCGGCCGGGGGTGGCCTCGATGTGCCCTTGCTTTGCCCAGGTGCGGTAGGGAACCCGGTCCGTCTCCTCCCGGTCGGCAAGATTCTCTTTCGGGCACCAGGCGTGCAGAATAAGCGCGCCTGCGTCCTGCGGGAAGTAGAGCGCAAGAGCGGAAAGATCGCGAGTGCTGGACAGGTCCAAGCCAGCGTAGCAGGGGCGGCCGACAAGCGCGGCAGGATCGAACGTCCCGCCGCATAGCTCCCATTCGGCCGGATTGATCGCCTTCGGCTCCGCGTCCACGCGCTGGTTGAGGTAGAGGTTTCGGAACGCCGGTTCGAAAGTCGGCATCCGTTGCGCGCGCCGTGCCTCCTCGCCCATTTCCCGCTCTGAGCGGAACTTGCCCAGGGCAGGGTTTGCCAGCTTCCAGTTTGCCGGATCGAAGGCGTCCAACTCCTCCGGCACGGCGTAAACGGTGCCATGAAAGCTGGCGTCCTCGATCTCGCCCGATTCGATCCGGCCCGCGTAGTCCACCAGCTCGCTCATCACGTTCTCAGCCCGGGGCGATTGTGTGCCGATCACCAGCAGCAACGGCTGCTCGCGCTTGCCCAGCGAGGTTCGCAGCACGTCGAACATCTCGCGCGATTTCCATTGGGCCAGCTCATCGCAGACGACGAAGCTGGACGCCAGGCCGTGGACGGACTTGCCGTCGCTCGCCAGCGCCCGGTAAATCGAGCCGGTCTGCGGATCTGTGATTTCCTTGTGGAAACTCTTCACGTTCAGGCGCGCGGCCATCCAAGGTGTGGCGAGGATGGTTGCCTCCATCTCCGCGAAGATCAGCGCGGATTGCTCTTTCGTCGCAGCGGCCGAGTAGCATTCGCCGCGGGGTTCGGCTTCCGGGCCGACCAGGTGGCAAAGCGCTAGGCCTGCGCAAAGCACCGTCTTGCCGTTGCCGCGCGCCACCGACAGGAGACCGGTGCGCACCTGACGCAAGCCATCGTCGCCATCGCCATAGATCGCCATCAGCCAATCTCGCTGGAACGGCTCCAGCACCACCCTGTCACCTGCGCCAAAGCCCTTTGTCACCGGAAGGTCTTCGATGAAGGCAACGACCCTTTCCGCTCGTGTCAGGCCATCGGCTTCCCATGGGTGAGGCGCGGGGCCCACCGGATGAGGATTGAACATATCGGCTATCGGCAAGCGAGCTGCCGAAGCCGCTGCAATCTGCCGTCTTGCGCCGGGTCCACGTGCGCCCATTCCCTTGGTTCCTAACTAACTTCTAAGTGATTTCAGGGCGTTGGCCGAAACCTAACTAACTATCTTTTGAGGGACGAGGACGGTCCAGACCGCTCAGCCCTGAGAGATTTTTCCAGCCCACGGATGGGCCGGATCGAGTGGCGTTCCATCGGGATTGCACCCCTTTCGCGGTTTCGAGGTTCGTACCGCCCCGGCTTCGACGCCCCGCGCAGTCTTCGCGCTGTGGCAGGGCAGGCATAGGCTGGCCAAATCTTCCAGGCTGGGAAACGGATCTCCTCCTCCTGAGATTGGCGTGCGATGATCTACGTGATTCGCGGGGGTGATTCGTCCCATCACTCCGCAGGCCTCGCAAAGGGGGGCGTCTTCCAGCTTCAGGCGACGCAGCCTGAGCCATGCTGCCGTGTTGTACGGCCACTTAGCCACGTGCCACCGCCCTCGCCACTTGGCGCAGCTCGCGTTCGAGTTCGCTCCGTTCTTCGAAGAATGCTTCAGGGTTCTGCCAGTTGGGCCTGAGCTTGCCGACGCGGCGTGACAGTCGCTGCAAGCGATCGGCAGCTTGTGTTTGATGGATGCTCATCGATCAGTTCCAGTCCAGCTCGTCAGGGTCAGGAATGGGCGGGCCTCCCTCGGGGGCCCGCCCTATTCCCCCCTTTAGGGGGGAGGGGTTGGCGGGCGGGGGTTGGCGGACGGTTTTCTGCGGGTTTCCGCTAGGGTTGGCGGAAGGTTGGCGGAAGGGGGTTGGCGGATCATTTTCGGCGGAATTCTGCCATTCCTGCTGATCGTCCGTCATAGGGTTGGCGGGGGTTGGCGGATCACTGCCAACCAACGATATGCCTACCTTCCAGTGATAGTTCTCACCCTTCCAGAGCCGCTGGTCGAAGGCGATCGAGCCCAAGTGTGCGAGCCGTTCCATCGCGCCCCGGAAGTCTTCGGCGGAGTAGCCGCGCCCCTCGGTCATCTCAGCGAACTTCTTCGGAGCATAGTTGACGCCGGGGACGTGTGAGACTGCCCGCCGCTGCTTCGTGGCGACCTTCAGGCATCGCATGAACGCCTCGTTCGCCGCCGTGTGCGCGCTGACCTTCCGAACTTCCTCAGCGATCGAGGGTGGAAGGTCGTCTTCACGTATCAACGCGCCTTCATGCCATCGAACGTCGATCTTCGCGCCCTTGCGAGCATAGTTCGCCTTGGGGAGCGATAGCTGGCGCATGTCAGGGTCAATGTGCGCCCCTTCGCTCTTGGGAGCATCGAAATAGAGGCGCGCGCGAAAGGCGTTCTCCCAGGCTGTCGAGCCGGAATATGCATCGCCCTGCTTGTTCGGGTGGCCGACAAGAAGGACGGTGCCGCCGATTCGCTGTGCGAGGCCGTTGAGCAGGTTTGCGAACGCCGTTACCTGCGCTCGATCGATCTCATTGCCTGCAAATACGTGAGAAACATTGTCCAGTACGATGAACTTCGCGAGTGTCACCCGCGCAGTGTTTTTCAGCATCTCCCAAGCTGTCTCCGTACGCATGCCCTGTTCACGGTCGAATCCGCACATCTCGTTCGACGCGCGGCCGAACAAGGACAGCGGAAAGAACTTCATCGAAAGTTCGCTTTCCGAGATGCCCAACGAGCGACAAATGCAGCGCTGGCGGCGCTGCAATTCGTCATAGTCATCTTCGGCCGTGAGGTAGATCGAGTTTGCCTGGGCTGTTTCGATGCCGAGGAATGGAATGCCCAAGGCAACGCAGGTTGCTAGCTGCTGCCCGAGAAGAGATTTACCTGCCCCGCCCGCTCCCGTGATGTACGCGGCGCGGTGCCGTGGCAGCCAGCCATCCAGCATCCATTCGCGCTCTGGCGGATCGACATCTTGCCAAGATGCGGGATCGACTAGGCCGAAGGTCTGCTGGTCTGGAAAAATCATCTCGACCACACCGTTGCCCAGCTCGTTTTCGATGAGTCCGGAAGGCTTGCCGGAGTCGCCCGAAAATGGGTTTCGAGTGGTCATCGGCGGTTAGCCAAGCTGCTCGGGAAACCCGCCGAAATGCGTGGGCTCGAAAACGCGGTTAGCCAGCGCAAACAGCAGAGTTTTATTGCTTTTTCGAGCCCTCGCGGGGCATCCAATTTTCCCTAAATCGCTGAAAATCGCGCCTTTCCGGCGAAGCGCCTCGCTTTTTCGAGCCGATGCGACGCTTCGGGTCTGCCCGCGTCCGGTTTTTGCGAATCACCCGTCAGCCGCGAATCGCATGCCGAATCGGCCGAGAACCGATTCCGGACATTGCGCTGTGCGAATCGTTTAGGCCTGCGGCGGTCTTCCGAGAAAAAACGGGCGACTCCACTGGAGCCGCCCCGAAGTTGGGGAGAAGCGGTTTGCACCGCCCGCAAGGTTCGCCTTGGCGGTGCACGACCGGCACGCCCTTCCTCGCAGCCGAAGCGGGAACCGGCATTGATCGCGGTCAAAGGAACAGCCCGAGAAACTTTCCGGCTTAAAATTTTGCGCGTCCTGCCGTTCTGGCCGGCATGGACCTTCCCCATTTCACCCCGACGCCGATTCTCCGCGAACGCCGGCGGAAGCGGTGCGCGCATGTGACGCTGACCGATTCGGCGGGGAATCCCATCGAGGTGATCGTCCGCAACGTCTCTTCCCGCGGGTTGAGCGCTGCGACCTCCGGCATTCCGCCAGCCTGCGACGACGTGATTCGCGCGCGAATGGACAACGGCCGCGAGCTGTGGGGGCTTGTGCGCTGGGTGAAAAGCAACCTGTTCGGCGTGGAATTCGATATCCGCGCCTGA